GAATGGTAAGGAGATCCGCGTCTTCGATAATGATTTTGACAACCATATCGACAAGGATTCGAAAAAAAGCGCCAGTTACCGCAACCAAAATCCAATCCAGATAGCGTTTACCGATTTGGTCGGTCAACCAACGTGGGTGCAATTTGGCACGGTCAGTATTCCCTGCGTCATGCGCAGCGATATTCAGGTGGGGGATTATATTCGGATGCCGGAAAAACTACGGCCGATGATACAAGCCTCCTCCTATTCTCAATTCCGTGATGATGCCGCCTTTACCGGTGACTTTCTGGTTTCTTCTGTGCGGCTCCTTGGCAACAGTCGGCAACCGGACGCTAACAGTTGGGTGACGGTGCTTGAGGCCCACCCGACGGGAGGAATGGCTGCAACATGAGCATTGAAAAAAAACAGAGTTTCGCCGGAAACATGCATCGGTTTGCCGAACAAAAAATCGCGGACGCCATGCAGATGGCCGGTAAGGTGCTGCCGGCCTCGGTGGTGAGCCGAGCGGGGAATATGGTCACGGTGTCCTTCCTGCTGCGCGATATTCCTTTCATGTTGCCACAGGTCACCGTCCCATTGTTTGGGCCGCAGTATATCCGCTATCCCATGCAGCCGGGGGATCGGGGGATCGTCATCCCGGCGGATACGTATCTGGGCGGTGCCAGCGGACAGGGCGGCGGTACTGCCGACCTCACGCCGCCGGCCAATCTCAGCGCGCTGGTGTTCTTGCCGATCAGTCACACGGAATGGGAGAGCGTCGACGGCCAAGTGCTCACGCTGTATGGCCCGGAAGGCGTCACGATACGTGATGCCGGCAGCAAGACGACGTTCCTACTGACGCCTCAGAGCATCACGATTGCCACGCCTGAGCAGTTCAAGGTCACGGTGGGCAGTACCGTGTTGACGCTGACAAATGGCTCATGGTCGTTGACCGGCCAGAGCGGAACCCTGGCGGATGGGCAGGCCAGCACCAGCCCGGCCATTATGCATGAGGGCTGGCAGCAGCTGCTTACCTGGGTTAATTCCCATCAGCACAGTAACGGCAACGGTGGGCAAAACACCGGCGGCCCGACAACGAGTTTCGACGGGAGCATTACCGAATGAGAACGTATGGGCAAGACGAATCCGGCAAGTGGGTCACGATCGCCACTGACGCGAATGGCTTCAACGATGCCGTCTATCTCACTACGCTGGTGCAAAATCTCAAGCTGGCGCCGCAGGAGTCTCCTTTTTTCGCGAATCACGGCATTCCCGCCAACGGTTCGGTGATCCAGCAGATTATCCCCACCTTTTACGTGAACCGGCTGCAGCAGCAATTCAGCGGTCATTTTTCTTCTCTTCAGATTGCACTGACCGAAGTTGATCCGCCGGTGTACGACATTTCGGTTATCACCAACTCGGGCTCGAAAATAGTGGCGAAGGTGTATGTATGAGCGATTTACCCGTTATTTATGATATTACCGGCCCCGTCGCCAAAACGGCGGAAGAGTTGCGCCAGCAGGTTATAGAAACGGCGACGCGGCTTTCACCTGGGATTTCGACCGATTTACCGGGTTCATTGATTGAGGACATGACCAGCACCAGCGTCGGCGCGCTGCTGGTTTGCGACCAGGCGCGCGTTGATCTGATCAATTCTTGCAGCCCTTACGGTGCGAACGTTCACCTGCTGAAACAGCTGGGAGCCATCTACGGCGTGCAGCAGGGGGAAGGGACGAACACCTCGGTGTATGTCGTATTCTCGGGGCCGCCCGGCTTTGGTATTCAAAAGGGGTTTACCGTTGGGGATGGCACCTATTTGTATACCGTGAGACGGGACACGGTGATCCCCGACAGCGGGCAAACCGAGCCGGTGTATTGTCTGGCCACCACGACGGGAATATGGGCGGTGCCGGCAGGCACGGTTAACCAGGTGAAAACCTCCGTGCCGGAGTCGTACCAGGTAACCTGCACCAACCTGACGGCGGGTCTGCCGGGGACGGACGAACAAAGCCCCGCGTCGTATCGTGCGCAGGTGATGCAGGCAGGGATGTTCGGTGTGCAAGGTACGCCGGACTGCTACCGTTCCGCGCTGAAAAAAGTGAACGGCGTACAGGAAAACCTGATTTCGTTCCGCCAGGCGACGCTCGGAAAATGGGTGGCCGTCGTTGGTGGCGGAGATCCTTATGAGGTCGCTTATGCGATTTATAAAGCCGTGCCGGATATTTCTATTTTGACCAACGATGTATCGAATCCATCGGGGGCGGAGGTGGAAAAGAAAACCATACCGGTAACGGTCTACCCCGACGTCTACCAGGTGCCTTTCGTGGTGCCATCGTCGCAAAACGTGGTGGTGCTGATCACATGGAACTCAGCGTCGACGACCTACATCGATCCGGCCGGCGTTGCAAAAGCGGTGCAGCAGAACATCGCCGATTACGTGAACGCTATCGCCGTTGGCCAGCCGATAAACATTTTCCAGATACAGGACATTTTTCTGAAATCGGTTGAGGGGCTCGTTGCCGCGTCACTGCTGTCCATGATCCAGGTGCAAATCGGGATCAACGGCGCAATTAAACCACCGGCACCGGAGTCAAGCCTGGTTTATGGCGACACCTACGCCTATTTCTCCACCTCTGCATCACAAATACAGGTGAAGCAATATGCAAGCTCTAATTGAGAAAATCATTCCTGCTTACCCGTATACGCAATATAACGCCGATCCCAACATCGTCGCTTTCTTCACTGCGTATAACGAGTTGGCGCAGGGGTATCTTGACTATCTCAATGCGCTTAATTTGCCGTGTTGGACGTCTCCATCAATCACAGGGGAACTGCTGGACTGGATAGCGCTCGGCATTTATGGGGAAAGGCGGCCACTTCTGCAAATATCTGAGGATGCTATCGCCCGCGGCTCATACAACACCATCGAGTACAACGGCATCCCTTATGCTGGCTTGAAAAATTACGTTCCAGGCTCTGCTTCATACGTACCTGATGATTATTTTAAGCGGATCCTGACCTGGAATTTTTATAAGGATGATGGTTCGCACTTTTGTATCGACTGGCTCAAGCGCCGCCTGGCGCGATTTATTCATGGCGCGAATGGCATCGATCCGCCGTTGCAAAGCACATTCGATATCAGCGTGACGGTCAATAACGGCGTGTTCACCATCACTATCCCCGACTATGGCGATGGCATTGGCTATTTTCTGAAAGATGCGATCAGCCAGTCCCTGGTCAAGCTCCCCTTTGTTTATACCTACTCTGTAACGGTGGTTGCACAATGATTATTGGATTTGGAAACAACGTCGTGTCGTCGTTGGCAGCAGATATTACGGCGACCCAGACCACAATACAGGTGATGCCAGGCGCGGGCGCGCTGTTCGCGGGGCTTCTCACTTACGACTACGCCAACGACTCAAACTCCCTCAAGGTGTACGCGAAAATTACGCTTACGGATGCGAAAGAAACCGTGTTCGAAGTTTGCCACCTGACGGCAGTTAACAGCGATATGCTGACGGTTGTGCGCGGTCAGGAAGGCACTGCGGCTAAGGGCTGGTCCCTGAACGATGTGATCGCCAACTTTGCGACACGCGGTTCAGAAAATCAGTTCGTCCAGATTGAGCAACTGCAAAGTGGCCATTACACGTCGGCGGTGGCCGGCGGTACGGCAAACGGGTTAACGCTGGCGCTGCCAGCAACATTCTTCCTGAATGGCTCGACGGAATGGGCATTAAAAACGCCGATCCTCATTTACCCGACCCTGAACAATACCGGTGCCAGCACACTGCAGTTAACGATGGGCGGCCGTGTGATGGGAACCTACCCGTTGGTGAAGGGCAGCAACACGGCATTACGCACGGGAGATATCGTTGCCAAAAATCCTTTCCTGGCGGTGTTCAATGCGGATCAGGGGAGGTTCATCGTACTGAACCCGACAACTAATGTTGGGGCGGTCATGACTGTTAATTCACATGCACCAGATGCTGCTGGAAACGTAAAGTTGGGGACTGCAGCTGATGCAGATGTGGGAACTAACGACGGAGATGTCATGTCGGTTGGCGCTTTTGGCCTAGGTGCGGGGGCTCAACATAAGAGCGATGCCTACGGAACGATTGCCGAGTTTTTCCGCGTTAACATCAGCAGCGCCAACAGACCCGGTAATAACGCTTACGGCGGCGTGAGGCTGCCTATCGATGGCGCGCCTACATCGGGGTACGTAATGGTTGGCGGCGACCTGAGCGCTTGGGTTGGGCTATCCACGACTCAGGCAAATGGCGTGACGTGGGCACGGGTGTATACCACGCTCTTCAAGCCTAAGCCGGCCGACATCAACGCTGTCGATAAAGGCGGCGACACGATGACTGGTCAGCTTATCACGCCGTCTGTAGCCACTACGCCGGATGCGGTGCCCTGGGGGGCTGGGGCTTATGGTGACCAGTTGAATACTCAGGCGTCATTCTTCCAGCCTAACTGGCAGTGGCCGGTGAATAGTGGAGGGATTTTCGTCCCTCTCACCAAAGGCACCTCGACACGCAAAGACAAGGGCTACCCGACTGCGGTGAGCTTCGGCTATCTGATGCCGGCGAATAATGAACATGCCCACCCTACCATTCACGCCCTGGGTGATAGCAATGTGGATTGCGCCTGGAACTTCAACCCCTACAACGGCGGCATCAGCAGTAAGGCGGGCACGTTCGCTACCCAGGAGTGGGTCAACAACGCTGTATGGACTAATGAGCTGCATGTTGGCGATGCGCATATGTCCGCTGACGGCAATATTTGGGGTACGCGCTGGAACCCGAACGGGGGCTGGTTGTGGGATGCCATTATTGCCCAGGTGCAGAGCATTGGTCAGATGTCGGTAAACGGCACTCAATGGTGGGCGTCGCTCTATTTGAGCGGCATGACACTGATTGTGCAGGGTGGCTATGCCGAAGTGAGGGATTCGGAAGATGCTCAAGACCGTATCAACCTCAATATCTCCGTGCCGAATCGTCTGCTGGGCGTGTTCATCACCAATAAAAACTTTGCCCAGGGCTATGCCACATATAACCCACAGGTGACTGACCTGACTAATGAGCGAGATGGCTTTAACTTCGTGCACGGCTCGAAGGAGCGCATGTTGTACTGGATAGCGGTGGGGCATTGAGAATGGAAAATTACAAATTCAGCGCGACGACAACCAGTTTTTATCCGGTCAGTTTGCTCGATATGTACGAACAAGCCGGCTCATTGCCGAGTGACCTGATTGACGTTAGCGACGAGGAGTACACGACATTTACCGGTATTGCGCCGACAGGCAAGATGCGCGGCAGTATAAACGGTAAGCCTGCGTGGGTTGATATGCCGCCGCCTGCGCCGGAGGCGGTTATCCCGCGCCAGGCCAGGCAGCTCGATGAGGCTGAAGCGGTTATCCGAGTGCTGGAGCGGGCGGTAAAGCTCGGCATGGCAACGGATGAGGAAAAGGCGCAGCTTGAAGCCTGGGAGCGGTATAGCGTATTGCTGAGCCGAATTAACCCGGATGATGCGCCAAACATCAACTGGCCGGACAAGCCGGAATAACCAAGAAGCAGGAGTCACCATGGCAATACGCATATTTCTTAAATCCCCCAACGGCGGAGATGTCGTCCCCACGGCTGACGGCACTTTCGTGACTGAGGACATGTCCGCCATCACCGCCCACCGCACCCAGGTGTATGTGGAGTTTTTCACCGACGAAGCGGGGACGCAGTTGGCCACGCCGACGGCAGGCAAACTCACCATTGAGGGCAGCCCTATGGGATTGGTGTTTCTCACGCCCGCTGGCGGTGGCGTCATTGATGCTAAGGCGTTCTCTCAATCAACAGCCG